CGGTAATATACCCATCACAACACGTTTGGAAGACTCTGAGTATATGCTGAGAGAGGAGAAGAAGCGGAAACAGCAGGAGCGAAAACACGATGGCAAAGAACAATGAACTGACAGAGATGGATATAGACCTTGCTCCGGCACTGATGCGGAAGGGAAGCAACGCCGCTATAGTAGCCCATGTGATAGCCACAAGGCAGATAGCCGCCCATGCGGACAAGAACGATCCTGAAAGCCTCATGCGGTGTCTTGAGCAGTATCTCGCCATGTGTATGGAGCAGAACATCAAGCTGTCTAACATGGCTTGCTATGCAGCTTGCGGCGTAGACAGGAACGACATCAGCAACTGGGCGAACGGAAGGACGAGAAAGAACGATCCTCGCTACAAAGAGTTTGCGTTGCTTGTCAAGAGCATCTGCGGGCAGTACCGGGAGAACAGTATGCAGGAAGGGACGTTGAATCCTGTCATAGGGATATGGCATCAGAAACAGTATGACGGCATGGTGGATAATCCGATGCCTGATGCGGAGCCGGACAAGGGCCTTGAGATGAAGGAAGACCCGGACGAGATCGCCGCAAGATATCGTGACATCATCGATGCCACTGAAGAAAGCGAGGACTAACGCCATGATGGAACCGTTATATATTCTGCTTGAGATAGTGTTTTGGTTGCTCATCGGTATGCTGGGCGTGGCACTCGCACTGATAACAGGCGTGACGATTGCTCTGATAGTCTGCGGAACGAGAGCATACAAGGAGCAGAAGCGCACCCTGAGAGAGGCAGAAGAAGACCTTGACGATGAAAGGATAGAAGGATGACAGAAGAGTACGAAGTAGAGGTATGGACCGAGAACGAGAACATGATTGAGTTCCTTGACAACGATAAAGAAGCGACCGTGACCTTGCATGATATGAGGCTGAAGAACCGAGTGCTGAAACTCGCAGAAGAGTATCCTGACGAGGTGACCATCAAGGTGATGCCGGAGCAGAACCACGGTTTCCTTGTCGCCCATGTGCCGAAGAAGTGGGTGAAGATTAATCCACCCATCAAGAGGGAGTTCACAGACGAGCAGAAGCAAGCGATGGCTATGCGCTTGGAGAACATCAGAAATAAGCGTGACTCACAGATGTATTGAGCGCAGAAGCCTCAAATTTGCGTTTTAACGCTTCAGGGGTATAAAGATATGCCTACGCACATAAAACGCAAAATTAGGGGCAAATACGCAAGGAAAACGGCACTTGACAGAAGCAGAACATCTGCCGTAGAATGATGGGGCCGAACGGCACTGCCGGAAGGAGTAGAACAAGAAAAGCACCTGGCTGATAACCGGGTGCTTTTTGCTATGTTGGATGATGTTGGATAATGTTGGATGCTACTTCTTGCCCAGTGCGTTCCTTACGGTGACCGCCTCACGGATAAGCTGTTTAAGCTGCGTGGCAAGGTTCTCATCCATGTTGAGGGCGGCAAGTATATCTGCGTCCTTGTCCGGGTTAAGGTTGACCTGGACTCTTGTTATCTTGTTAAGATACCGCTTTGTTGCCTCTCTTACGCTGTCTGTCATGTGTCAGTTCTCCTTTCATTTGTTTTATTTTGCGCTGAGTCTGCGGTCGGCAGAACGGATGACCATGTTCTTGATGCGGTTGACCGCTTCGTCTACGCTGCCGCCCTTCATGAGGGACCTGCCCACACGCCACGGCTGGATCTGAAGCAAGCTGCACAGGAACGGTGTGGATGCTCTGCCAGTGCTGATATACCATGTGAGGGGATCGATGGTGCGCTCCGCTTCAAGGGAAGATCCTGTCTTCTGCCACAAGTACCGCTCGCCATCGAACAGGTAGTTTTCGATGGCGATAGGGCTGACCCATGCAGAGCCTGAGTATGCGCTGAATTTGCTTGCCATGTCTGTGTTCTCCTTCCTTTAGTTCGCCGCTACGCCAGCGGGCAGTTTATCTACAACACACTTGCTTTTGTCCATCCACCATGCGATGCGGTCCTTGATGTCTTCATCCGGGGTCATGTAGATGGCGATCCTCTGCCAATCATCGGTGAGCATGATGCCCTCGCCGTGCTTCGGCAGGAACTCGCACCCGCTCTTGCCGATGATCTGTCTGCTCTCGATGTCGCTCTTGCAAGAGAGGCCGACCATGCAGGTCATGTTCTGCTGGATGGCTGCCGGGATGCCCTTCTTAGAGGGGTTCTGCGTTGCCATCAGGAGATGAACCTTTGCGGCTCTGCCTTGCTGGCTGATGAGGGTCAACCGCTTGAGTGCGTCCTGTCCGCAGGATTGAAGCAGAAAACCCAGTTCATCGATGACTACATAGACATCTGCTCCGGCAAACATCGTCTCGCCCTTGCTCCGCATCTCGTCAAGACGGTTCTGCATAATGCTGATGGCCTTATCCAGGGCGGTGATGGCTTCTTCCTCATTGATGGCAAAGCCGATGGTGTGAGGAAGATCTGCGTATCTCTGCATCTCGATCCCCCTCTTCATGTCGATGAAGATGAACTTCACCTTCGCCGGAGTCTTGACCAACGCCGTCCATAAGAGGCTGTGCATCATGGTGGACTTGCCGCAGCCAGTACGACCAGCGATGAGGATATGAGCAGAAGAGAGGATTTCTTCGGCCTGTTTCCAATAGCGGCTGTCGATGGGACTAAGCCAATACTGCTGTGTCTTTGCTTTCTTCTTGAATCCGAACATTATGATCTCCCTTCTCCCCTTTACGCCGGGGCGGCGGTGATTGGCGTGCTATGTGGTACATATATAAAGTACCAAATATGAATCATGCTGTCAAGCGGTTTTTGCAGATCGTGGAAAATTTTTTCCGCTGCCGTCTGCCTCACTCGCTCAGGCTGTGGCGGTCGGCATCCGATGAGGTTGGACTCCTCGCAGAGCGCACAGCCTCAATATCATCTGCGCCTTGCTCTGTGGGCGTTTGCCCTTCTCGCTTCGGATTTGCCGCCTTCCTTGCGTTCTGCCCTCGCCAAGGTGTTTCTCCTCGTCTGTGGGGCTTCCTTCGCTCTGTGAGCCTCTGAGGGGCTTCTACGGCGTTTCTGCTTGTCAATGTGCGCTTGCTCTGCTCTGCCTTGGGTTTCTGCCTTGCAACAGACATCCTATGCGGATGGGGGCATTAGAGCGAGGGCTTACGCCCTCTCTATCATGCACTCGTCCACTGTCTCAGTGGGGGCGAGGACAAGTTTTGTATTCAATGTGCGGATAAGGTAGCGTGTGGGCTTCTCCGTGATGGGGTTGAGCCTCTGCTCAATGATGATGTGGCGGTAGGCCTCTTCACCCTCTGAACACCACTCTTTGCGATACTTGACGATTGCTCCGACTTCAAACATGGTTTTACGCTCCTTTCTGTGGGTGTCTGCTCTTTTAGTAGTACCAGCTTTCGTATGCGGTGCAGGAACCTTCAGGCACAAGCCAAGCATCCGCGAAGCTGGACAGCTTAAACTGCGGATTGCTGACACCGTCTGCGGCGTGAGAGGTAAGCCGCTTGAGGTCGCCACGCTGCTGGTCCTTGATGAATACGGAGCGATCGGCCGCCGGGAGAATGTCACGAGAGATTTTATAGACTCTGTCTTCGCTGCCCCAGCTTACGGCCTTGGATTCGGTGATCTCCGGGTAAACCTCGCGGACCCTGACGGAAGAGGCGCCGACCAACTCAACAACCTGGAAAAAGTCGTTATTTGTCTGCTCATAGCCCCATGTTGCGCGGAAGATGTCGCCGACCTGTACGCCGTACTTATTCACGGCGGGGGCCTTCTCGGCCTTCTGTGCGGGCTTGCTGGCCTTACCCTGGGCGGCCTTCCCTTCGATTGCCTCGCGGGCTTCGGCCTCGGTGCTGTAGCCGTACCATACCCGCTTCACTCCGTGCCAGCGGAATTTAAGAGCCTTCAGGGCTTCGCGGATCTGCTCGCTGGGCTTCTCGTTGAAGCTAATCTCAATGCTGTTGAACTGGGGGTTGACTGCGATGGAATAGTTTGTCATAATGTGGATACTCCTTTCATTCTTGGGGGGTGGGGGCGGTCAAACTGTGGTAGGGGCGACCGCCTCATTTCTTTTATTCAACTGTCTGTATCTTACCACTATCTGAATCATATATCAAGGGTATTCTATGCAGTATTTCAGATGAATATGTGCAGTATTCCAGTATATTATGATTCATAAAGGATATTCCAGGATATACATTGTTATATATTTATCAATGACTATCAGATCGTATAATCGAATAATAGTCTATCTGTATTATATATTATATATATATTATAATAGTATCTGTTATACGATATTAGATACTATGGGATTATATGGGATTAATAGTCTGTTATATCATCATAAATGGGATATATATGGACATAGTGACAATATAGTGAGATATAGCTGTTATATGATGGGATATACTGACAATATGGTAGGATATACTATTTATATGGCAGGATATACTAACTATATGATGGGATATACTAACTATTTATACGGATATACTATTTATATTGTAGGATATACTAACCTTCACTATCATATCCCTATCAATCAATAACTATCACCTAATCTATAATATTATATAATTATCTGACAATTCTATTCTATACTTTTTTCCCCTCATTTTTAGGGAACTATGACATAAACTATACTTTAGCGAATAGTTATTTACTATATATTGTGGTTTGACGCTCATTTTAGATACTATATATAGATTTCTATACATACTTTCTGATCTACACCTATTCTATCTGATTTCCGGCACATCCCACCTGGGGGTATATATAGGGACATCCAGTGGGGCGGGTAATATCCCCCCATACTCCCAAAAATAAAAAAGGCCCTATAGGGGCATCAGATCGTCATATCTTCCCCATAGCCGCATAGATGCAGTAGAAGGGCATTATTCTTTTCCCCGGCTTCTGCATTGTTCCAGTATGGAGAGGGGGCCAAGAATCGATTTTAACCCCCATAGGCATATAAATATACCTCTCAGCGGTTTTCGTGCGAAATTAGAGCAGATTTATGCAAGAGATATGTAGGAGAGCAAAAATATAGACCGCCTGTTATTCACAGACGGTCTGAGGGATGAGGTGCAGTTGAGAGGTGAAGCGGTACTCTCTGCGGGAATGAGTATATAGTTTTTGCGTTATAGTGTCAAAAGAAATATAATGGTGGAGTTATGAAGTACACAAAGCGGAGCAGGAAGCAGAACATCAAGCGCATCATGGAGTGGTACATCCGGGAGCGGAATATCAAGGAGATGGATATAGCGGTAGGCTGTCCTGAGATAGAGGACATTTTGTCAGATGACGGCGAGATGGACTTCGATGATGCGGTGAGGGCGTTTGACTTTTTGGGGATAGACCTGGTGGCGGTTCCGAGGGTCAGCGAGCGAGGGATGAGCAGATCATTTGAGTGGTACTGTTTGAACGCAGTGCCATATGACGATGGCGGGAAGCACCCGGAGAGAGATGCAGGTGGAGTGATGCGGCACAGATTAGCGAAGGAGCGGCATCATGGACGGAAGAAGCTATCGTAAGCTGATAGGGGGATTAATAGAGCGAGGGGAGATAACAGGTGACGCGAAGGTATTGTCAGATGCGTTTGAACTGGTCAAGGCCTATGACGAGAGTGAGCGTCTGAGCGTATATGACGCAGAGGGCGCGGAGATCGAAGCGGGAGACGGACGAGGCGTAGTATCAGCGCATGAATACAGTGCGAGAATACGGCGATGTGTAGAGAAGCTGTTAGCTGGCGGCTATCGTGGGGACTACATCAGCACGTTGCTTGACACAGAACTGGAGACGCTTTTCTTTGACGCGCCGTATAACTTCGATGCGTTCTGTCGGTACATCGAGAGCGAGCGTGAAGAGGACAAGCAATTCTACTTACCGAGGCGAAAGCAGCTATATCCGCTTGCGAGTGCGTTGCAGGACCTGGAGATGGGGCGTTTGAAGCTGCTTGGTTTAAGTCTCCCGCCGGGAATTGGGAAGACGGCTTTGGCGATCTTCTTCATGTGCTTCACTTCCGGGCGACATCCTGAGATGCAGAGCATCATCGGCTCCCATAACATCGAGTTTGTGCGAGGGGTCTATGACGAGATCCTGCGTATCCTGAGTCCGAAAGGCGAGTATCTTTGGCATCGTGTGTTTCCGAACGTGCCACTGGCTGGCACGAATGCGAAGGACCTTCGTATCGACCTTGGAAAGCGAAAGAGATTCCAAACGATTGAATTGGTCTCGATCAAAAGCGGGAACGCTGGCAAAGTCCGTGCTACCAATCTGCTTTACTGTGATGACCTGGTCGAGGGCATCGAACAGGCGATGAACCGGGATCGCATGGATGCGCTGTGGCGGTCTTATACCATCGACCTGAAGCAGAGGGAACAGGGATCTGCGGTGAAGGAACTGCACATCAGCACAAGGTGGAGTGTTCACGATGTGGTTGGGCGTTTAGAAGCGACCTACGGCGGCAGACCGTGGGCGAAGTTCATCAACGTTCCTGTAGAGAACGAGGAGACCGGGGAGAGCAACTTTGATTATCCCTACGGCCTTGGCTATAGCAAGAGTACCATCACGGAACTGAAAGAGGCTATGGACGCATCGGTATTCAAGGCACTGTATCTTGGACAGCCCATCGAGTACGAAGGGCAGTTGTATGCCGAGGACGAACTGCGGCGGTACTTTGAACTGCCGGAAGGTGAGCCTGATGCCGTTTTGGCGGTCTGCGACACGAAGACCACAGGAGCGGACTACTGCGTATTGCCTGTTGCGTACCAGTATGGGAATGACTTCTTCATCGAGGATGTGGTCTGCGAGAACTACGCCCCGGATGTCTGCGAGACGAGTGTGGTGCAGATGCTCTTAAAGCACAGTGTACAGAATGCCCAGTTTGAGAGCAACGTAGCTGGCGGTAAGATGGCACAGGTAGTTCAGCAGAGGATAGACGAAGCGGGTGGACGCACCCATATCACAACGAAGTGGACACAGGCGAACAAGGAAACGAAGATCCAGGTCAATGCGGCGTGGGTAAAGAAGCACTGCCTGTTCCGTGACAACACAGTGATAAAGGGCAGCGAGTGGGCAGAATACCGCCTTATGCTTCGGATGCTCACTGGCTATACGTTGGCGGGGAAGAACAAGCACGATGATGTGCCGGACGCATTCGCCCAGCTTGCGCTTTACATCGACAACAAGGCGAGTGCGAAGCTGAAGCTGCAGAAGCGTTGGTTCTGATCGACAGGAACATAAA